CGGCCGAAGAAGTGGCCGAACGCATCGGGATCCGCGCGGAGGCGAAACCACAGCCCAACCCGCAAGCGACCAGCATTGCCGTGATTCCCATTCGCGGAATCATCAGCCATCGCGTTTCCATGATGGACAGCATCAGCGGGGGCGGCGGAACCTCAGTCGAACAAGTCACGAAATCCCTGCGGACCGCGCTCGCCGATGAAACCGTCAAGGCGATCCTTTTTGACGTCGACTCTCCCGGTGGTTCCGTTTACGGAGTCGATGAGCTCGCCGCCGAGATTATGAAATCGCGCGGACGTAAACCGATGGTTGCGCAGGTCAACGCGCTCGCCGCGTCCGCGGCCTATTACCTGGCTTCCGCTGCAGATGAAATCGCGATGACGCCCAGCGGTGAAGCTGGTTCAATCGGAGTACTCCTGCGTCACTTGGATCAAAGCAAAGCCGCGGAGATGGAAGGCGTAAAGGTCACCTATATCCAGGCGGGCGAATTCAAAACGGAAGCCAATCCCTTTGAGCCATTGAGCGACGAGGCGAAGGCCTATCTGCAAAAGCGTGTCGACGAGTACTACTCCATGTTCGTCAAGTCCGTGGCAAAGGGCCGCAACCTACCAGTGGCGACCGTGCGCAACGATTTCGGCAAAGGCCGGACGATGGGCGCCGAGGATGCGCTGCGTGTCGGAATGGTGGATCGCATCGCCACTTACGATGAAACGCTTTCGCGACTTGCTGGACGTCGGGGCGCAACCGTGACCCAGGTCGGAGCCCGCGCGGAAGAAGAAAGGCTCGCGGCTGAGCAGCTTGCTGACATGGAGGCCAAAGCTCTCGCCGGTGGCTACCTTCAAATCGCGATTGATGGGCCGCCCGACGGGGCCGAGAACCCTGCTCCAGTAAATCCAGTAAAGGTCTCGCGACTGTCGGAACGCCGCCATGTGGAGATTCTCGGCTCCTAACACGCAACACTAAATTTATATACCGGAATAACTACCCCTAAATTCGGGTGGTTCTTTCCACAAATCAAGGTCGCCTTCGTGGCGGCCTTTTTTGTTGCTCGATTTTCGTTTGTTTGAGGCGTGAGCGGTTCCGGCTCGGTTGAGTCCGGCGCGGTTCACGTAACGCAGTCAAGCGCACTCCGTTGAGCAGCGCCGTCCTGCCTGTCTACCCACGTCCTCAGTCGTAAACAACCCGTTTCGCGCGAGAGCGCGGAGCACACGCAGGAGTTTGTCTAAATGACTATCAAGGAACTTCGACAGAAAAAGCACGATCTGAAAAAGAGCGCGCTCGACATGATTTCCGCTGCCGGCGAGAAGGAATTCACCGCTGAAGAGCAGACGAAGTACGACGGCATCAAAGCCGAAATGGAAAAGTACGATCGTCTGATCAAGCGCGAAGAAGAACGCATGGACTTGGAGCGCGAAGCTTCCGGCGCGGCGTTCGATCAGCGCCGTGCCAACGGCGGCGTTAGCGTTCACGATCGTTCCGAGGACGACCCGTCCGGCGGGTTCAGGGATCACCGGGACTTTCTCGGCGCAGTGATGCAGTTTGCCACCGGCGAGCGGATCGATACGCGCCTTCGTCGTTTCAGCGCTCGCGGCTTTGTGGCCACGCAAGGATCCGACGAGCACAGCGTTCTTTCCGATCCGAACGGCGGTTTTCTGGTTCCGGTATCGGTGATGCCGGGAGTCCTGACGGTGACAGCCGAGCAGGATCCGCTCAAAGATCGGGTGACCAACATTCCGATGCGTTCGCCGATCGTTGTGATCAACGCCCGCGTGGACAAGGATCATACGTCGAGCGTTTCCGGTGGATTGGTTGTGACGCGCCGTCCGGAATTGATCGACGGATCCGCGAGTCGGATGAGTTTTGAGCCCATCAACATGGACGCGCGCGACTTGTTCGGCGGCGCCTTCGCGTCGGAGAACATCCTGAATGACTCACCGGAGTCGTTCCTGGCGATTCTCGCGGCGGGTTTCGGCGATGAATTCGCGAACAACTCCATCCGGGAGCGCCTGAGCGGCAACGGTAACGGTGAATTTCTCGGCGTTCTCAACGCGCCGTGCACCGTGTCCGTCGCGAAAGAGACGAACCAGGCGGCCGTGTCGATCGTGAAGGAAAACATCGACAAGATGGCAGCGCGTTGCTGGAGATACGGCTCCGCTGTCTATCTGGCAAACCACACCACGCGCCCGCAGTTGCGCAGTCTATCTCAGGCTGTAGGCACCGGCGGTGCGCCAGTTCCGTATTTCACCCAGGTCGGCGACCAGGAATACCTCGATGGCCGGCCGATCTTCTTCACGGAACATTGCGAAGCCGTCGGGACGGTTGGCGACCTGGTTCTCGGCAACTGGTCGGAATATCTCGAAGGCGAATATCAGCCGATGCAGTACGCGGAATCGATCCACGTCCGGTTCATGGCCAACCAGCGCGCCTTCAAATTCTGGAAGCGCAACTGCGGTCAGCCGTGGTGGAAAGCAGTATTGCAGCCAAAGAAGGGAGTAACGTTGGCTCCTTTTATTACTCTAGCGACGCGAGCATAATCCGACGCATGCCGAGACAGTCAATTCAGGGTGAGCGTAATCCCAATTACCGCGGAGGCGCGGCGGCGACGTGTGCTGTCTGCGCCGCTCCGGTATGGGTGAAGGCTTCGCGCGTTGGCCAGCAGCATCGATACCACTGCAGTAAGCAGTGTGCCAACATCAGCGCTGCCACATTTACCGGATCGGCCGTTGCGAGATACTCCGGCGGCCCCGAGTTGCGTAAATGTGCGGCGTGTGCGGGACCATTTACCGCTACCCGCAGAGAGATCAACCGTGGTGGCGCGCGTTATTGCTCCAGACAATGTGCGGCAACAAGTAGAAGCACCCTCGGGAGCATCAAATGTTCGGTGTGCGGCGCGCAATTCAGGACGCGAAAAAGAAACGGAAGATATTGCTCATACGCATGCAAATCCGCGTCCCAGCGAAAATCGCGAACGCCAGCCGAGCGCCTTCAGCGGCGATTAAACGGCACGATGGCATCAATGATTTACGTTGCGCTGAAGCATACCAAAGCCGGAAAGCGCTGGGAGGCGCTCGCTGGTTACACCGTCCACGATCTAATCGCTCACCTTGAATCCAAATTTCAGCCCGGCATGGGCTGGCACAACTTTGGCGAGTGGCATATCGACCATGTCAGGCCGCGCGCCTCCTTCTCGTTTTCGTCGCCCGCTGACCCGGCATTCTTGGAGTGCTGGTCGCTGAGAAATCTTCAGCCGCTGTGGGCAAAAGACAACCTCAAGAAAGGCGCGCGCCTCACAGTGGCCGCGTGACACAGGAGAACGATTATGCAGAGAGTGAGTTTTGAAAAACAGATGATCTCGGTTATTGAAGCGAAGGACTACGGCTCCGTCGGTGTCGATGGAGATTCCATCAACATGGCGCTGTTACGTCGCATCGCTTTCCAGTTTTTGTTTGGTGCCATTACCGGCAACTCCATCCTGAAGTTTTATGCCGGAGCAACGGCCGGGGCGAAAACAACTGCACTGGCCTTCAAGTACCGCTTCGGCGGCGGCGATTTTAAGGCTGCGTCGGCCGATATTCTCGGCGCTGAAACCGACGTGGCGTCCACCGGGCTGACCCTGACGGCGGCGACATTTGACCACCGGCAAGTAACCGTCGAATTCGAAGACGTGGACATGCCGAACGGCAAGCCTTGGCTGACGGCGGAAATCGACTCCACTGCCAGCGTAATGCTCGCCGCCTGCGGTGGAATCGGCGCTCCGCGATTCGCCGGGCAAACTCCACCGACAGCCATCTAAACAACAAACCAACCAGCAGAACCACTGCTTTGAACGGAGGCGGGTGGAAACGCCCGCCCTTCGTATGGAGGAACCATGCCTGTAACCAATGTGAAGTCTCAATGGGTCTCCGGAAATCTCGTGTTTTACGACAAGAATGGTGCGGAGATTTGCACCATTGATGGCAACAGTCGGCAGATGACATTTCCGTCCGGTTCAGCGCTCGCGGGTGCTGGCGTTGTCGTCGCCTCTCCGGATAACGTCACCATCGCGCTGGACGGCAATAACGCCATTGCGGTCGTCGCCGGAGTCTACCAAAAGCGCGTCCGCGCCTCGGCGTCTCAGGTGAACGCGGGATTGGAATTACTCGCCGCGGTCGCGGGGTACAAATACCGCCTGATCGATGTAACGCTGATTGCGATTGGCGGCAATGCCGCGACAGCAACGTCGGTCGATATCCTCGCCACGCAGGGCGCGGGCAGCGTCAAATTGATCGCAGCGGCAGTCGCCGCCCTCACGCGCAGTGCGGTCGTCAAGCCCAACAGCGCAAACGTGACCGTTTTGACAGACGGCGCATCGTTTGTTGCGAATGACGTGAACACCCCAATCACCATCGGGAAAACCGGATCCAGCTTGGCAACAGCCTCGGACGTCGACGTGATCTTAACGTACGCCATCGAGGTGTAAAAGTTACCCCACCACTCGGCGAGGCCGGACCATTGCTCGTCCGCCCCGCCCACTTTTTTAGGAGGTTCTTCGTATGGCTGGGACTGTCACTGTTGCTGAGTCCGTCCACGCGCCCGTTAAGAAAATTAAATGGAGTTGGCAGGGCACGGCCGGAGGCGCTGCCGACCTGATCACGCAGCAAGCCTATTACGGAGAGGTTCTCGCGCTCGTCACGATTCCTGGAGCCGGCGGCGCTGCACCTTCCGACGATTACGACATCACTGTTACTGACGAAGAAGGCTATGACGTGATGCAGGGCGCCGGGAACAATCGCGACACTGCGAATACGGAGACAGCGGTCCCGACCGCGAAGTCCGTGGCGCATGGAAAGCTGACGCTCAACGTCACGAACTCCGGCGCATCCAAATCGGGAACCGCGATTCTCTACATCCGATAAATGGCCTTAAACGCAAACGCACTTCTGACGCTGAACGAAGCACGCGCGGAGCTTCGCGAGACGACGCAGGCCTATGACGCGATCATCGAGAGGCGTATCAATGCGCTGAGTACGACTTTTGAAAGTCTCACCGGCCTCGTCCTTGCGGGGCGGGAGGTAGAGGATTACCGCGTTGACGGGAATGGCTGCGCGATTCTGTACCTGCCTATCATTCCGGTGCAATCGGTGGAGCGGATCGAAGTCCGCTATCACTCCGACGAAACGCAATACTTCGAAACGACGAATCCCGCCGACTATCTCCTGAAGGATCCGGATACCGGAATGCTGCAGTTGCTCAATTACAAGCGGTTTATCTGTGGGCTGCGCAATGTACTGCTCGACATGACCATCGGCTTTGCCGCGGGCCATGAAAAGCTGGCGGAAGCGCAGCGGCTGCTCGTGATGCAACTCTCCTATGAATATCAGCGCTGGCAGCGGAACGAGGCTGGGCTTCTGTCCAGAACGCTCAACGATGGCAGCGTATCGTTCGCGCCGCCAACCAATCTGCTCAAGGAAGTACAGGACGGCCTGCTCACGATGAAGATCGCGAGAATTTGACATGACGCCGCGCCAAACGATCCGCGCCTACATCCTCGCGACGCTCCGCTCCATCACGATCGAGAACGGCTACGCGGTGTCCGTCCGGCATGTGGAATTGCATCGCGGCCTCACGCGGGATATCAATCTCAGCCTCTGTCCAGCGATTCTCGCGATGCCGCTCGAGGACAGCCAGGACCGCGAAACGATGGGCGGCGAATCGGCGAACAAGTTCTATCGACTCTGGTCGTGGGATCTGACGCTGCTCATGTCCGGCCCCAACGTTCTCCAGGAAGAACTGGGCGCGAAAGACGGCGAAGCATTCGTCAACGCGGTACTGAAAGCCTTACTGACGAAGCGCCAGAACGCCGCCAATACATCACTTCCCCACGACATCATGATCAACCAGATCAAGCAGGACGTCTTCGAGTTGATCGAATCCGGGATGGCTCAATTCACGATTCCGATCACGGTGAAGTATGTCTTCAGACCACAGGATCTCTAAAACCGAGGTGTCTATGCGCATCATCTATACCGGGCCGTTTCCCGAACTCGACGCCGAGGGCTTCATCATCAAGCGCGATGTCCCGATCGAGCTTCCCGAAAAACTCGCGCTCTATTTTCTCGAGAACCGACCGACTGAATTCCACAAGGCCCCGACAGTAAAAGCCTAACTCGCTTCCCAATCATCGATCCCCCTACAGGTCGCCCCGCAGACGGGCGGCCTTTTTTGTTGCTCGCGTAACGGAGGACTAACCCATGTCAGTTGCACAAGGATATCGAAGTTGGGCCGGATTCGGCCGGCAGACCGTACTGGCGACGCCAGTGGCGCGCTCCATCTTTACCGACTTCAATTCGGAGACGCTGAAGGAAATCAATAACAACATTGAAAGTCAGCGTCTCGGCTCAGCGTCTCAGTTCATCCTGCAGCAAGGACTGCGGTTTACATCCGGCATCGTGAACTTGGATGCGAATTTCGAAGGGCTGGAGTCGATTCTCAAGGATGCGATTGGATCCGTCGCCACGACCACACCCAGCGGCGGAACGCTCGCGCGTCTGCAGACCTATACATTGACGGATGAGCCGCCGAGTCCGGGAATGTGCATCGAGATCAATAAGGGCGGATTGCAGGCGCATCTGTATGAAGATTGCAAAGTACGGAGCCTGAAGATTTCCGGCCAGGCGTCACAGCTATTGAACTTCGAGGTGGATTACATTGGCAGGCGAGAAACCTTGGTCAGCACCAGCACGCCGACGTTTCCCGCGCTGCTCCCGATTACGCAGGCGCAGTTGGTCGTGCAATTGGACTCCAGTTCCATCGATGTCAATTCCTTCGAAATCACGATCAATAACAATCTCTCCGGAGAAGACCGCCCCACCGTCACCGGCAGAGAAATCAAAGAGCCGGTGCGCGTGAATCGTCGTGCGATCGAGGGCGTTCTGGATCTCGACTATGATTCGGTCGCGCAGTACAACAAATTCAAGAACCTTTCGGACGTGACTCTATCGCTTGTCTGGACGGGTGGCTTGATCGAATCCGGCCAAAGCTACACCTTGACGATTACGTTCCCGAAGATTCGTTTTAGAGGGGAAACCCCCTCGGCTGCTGGACCGGGAGTACTCCCCTTGCGCCTGCCCTTCCTGGCGCTGGCCACGTCACGATCCGCCAGCAATGAAATGTCCGTCACGCTAAAGAACGGAATCACGTCGGTCGCCTAACATGCTCACCGGAACAGTCGATATTCGCGGCGCACTGAAGGATGTCGAGAAGATCTCCGGCGCGATGATGAAGGCCAGCGACAGAGCCATTGAAGTGGCTGGGCAGGCCGCAAAAGGTCCGCTCGTCGCCAATCTGTCATTTACCGGAAAGACCGCACCCATTGGACAACTCGGCAGCCGAACCGGAAAACTCCGATCACAAGTCACGGTGAAATTGTTTCGGCAACGTAACGGACGACTCGGTGTCGCGCTGAAGGTGATGGGCGATCGGGCGCACATCATGTCGATGCACGAAAAAGGAACCGCCTCCCACGGTCGCTATTTTCTCAACCAGGGCACCGATTACAAGCTGGCGAAACGCGGAAAGACGCGCGCCCAACTACGCAAACTCGCTGCCGGTCACGGCCGAACTGCGCTTCCCGCCCGGCGCGTCTTCGAAATGACCTGGAAGGCGATCGAGTCGACCATTGTGCGTATTTTCGCGGAGACTTTTGATCGAGAATTCGACGCGCTCGATCAGTCCCGCCTGGCCTCTTAAGGAGAATCATGACCCCGCAAGAATTGAAAGCCAAAAGCCATAAGTCCATCACCTGCCCCCAGAGTGGGCAGGAGTTTGAAATTCGCATGCTCACGTTTATTGAATTCAACGAAGCGAACATCAGCGCTGTCTTAGGCACGGCGATGTTCAGCGACAAGGTTGAAGGCGAGCTACAGAAGAGCATCCACGGGAAAGCGCAGGATTCAAAGCTACGCTTGGACGGGCTGCGCCTCATCTTGGATCGCGGTATCGTGGCGCCAAAGATTGTATTCGCCGAGGAAAAAGGCGAAACCGTACCGG